CACCATGGGGCGTGGCGACGGCACCTACACCGTCAAACAGGCCAAAGAGTTTTATGCAAGCCTGCTGAGCAAGGGATTCACCGCCGCCTAACCCCCACGCGGCCCGCCGGAGCCGCTCCCAATCCGGCAACCACACACTGCGACCCCAACCATGCTCACAACCGCACTGCTAGTTATCTGGAAACTGCTGCTACCACTGCTGGTAGTAGTCGCCGTGATCGACTGGCTCACCGCCTCAGATGACCGCCGCATCCGCGTACTGCGCCGCACTGGCCTGAGCCAGAAGCGCATTGCCGAACGCCTCAACCTGTCCACCTATCGCGTCCGTAAGGCGCTGATGGCATGAACAATCTGAACCGCTTTGCCGTGTTGGCAATCATCTTCGGTGTCTGGGCAATGGCCTACGACACCGGCCGCCAGCAGCCCGCCTACAGCCATCACGCCTGCCAAGAGCAACTCAAGCCATGACAGAAGCAGACATCTACTGGACATTTGCCACCGCCTACCAGCACGGCGGCGGTTTCTTCCAAGCGCTAGCCACTGCTGGCCTCAAAGCTGATCCCGGCAATAAGCGCCGCCTGCTGGATGCGTTCCCTGAGCTGGTCGCCACCTACGGCACTGCCAGCCGGATGCACCGCCAGATGCGCAGTGGGGCAGCAGCGTGACCAGCAACGCCGACTACCACGCCGACCCAGCCGTCAGCGCTTCGCACCTGCACGCAGTGGCTAAATCTCCCTACCACTACTGGAGCCGCTACCTAGACCCCAAGCGCATTGCACCGGAACCAACTGCTGCCATGCGGCTTGGCTCACTGGTGCATTGCGCAGTTCTGGAACCGGAGGAGCTTGGCAAGCGCTACGGCGTCTGTGCACCGCGCAATACCAAAGCCGGCAAGGAGCAAGCAGAGCGCATGGCAGCCGCTGGCATTGAAGCTGTTACCCAGTCCGACATGGCGCTGGCGCTATCCATGGCGCTGAGCGTGCGTCTGCACCCTGCAGCAGCGGCACTGCTCGCCCATGGCAAGGCTGAGCAGTCCTTCTGGTGGGATGACGCCGCCACTGGGCTGCGCTGCAAATGCCGCCCCGACTGGTACGACGGTGCCACGGTGGTTGACCTCAAGACCACCACGGATGCCAGCCCTGCCGGTTTTGCCCGTAGCGTGGCTACCTTCCGCTACCATGTGCAAGCGAGCCACTACCTAGCCGGCTTGCACGGTGCTGAGCGGTTTGTGTTCATTGCCGTCGAGAAGACTGCTCCGTACGCGGTCGCTGTTTACGAGCTTGACGCCGCGGCCATGGCTGCTGGTGATGAGCTGCGGCAACGTGACATGCGCGTGATTGCCGACTGCCAAGCCACCAAGGAATGGCCGGGTTACGGCGATCACTGCCAAACGCTCAGCCTGCCTTCATGGGCATTAACTGCCAACCCAACTATCACATCCGATGACTTCTAGTATCACGCTCTGGACTCCAGAGCAAACGCAGCTGATCTCAACCACCATTGCGCCTGGCTGCAGCAATGACGAGTTGCGCCTGTTTGCTTACGCCTGCCAGCGCACTGGACTGGATCCGTTCAGTAAGCAGATCTACGCCATCAAGCGTGGCGGCAAGATGACCATCCAAGCCGGCATCGACGGTTTGCGTGCTATTGCCGAGCGCACCGGCCAACTGGATGGCAGCATCACCGAATGGTGCGGTGAAGACGGCCAGTGGACTGATGTATGGCTGGGCAGCAAGCCGCCCGCCGCGGCTAAGACCACTATCTGGCGCAAAGGTGCCAATCATCCGTTTACTGGCGTCGCACGCTTTGCTGACTACAACGCCGGCCAAGGCTTGTGGTCCAAGATGGGCGCCGCAATGATCGCCAAATGCTCTGAGGCATTGGCACTGCGCAAGGCGTTTCCCGCCGACATGTCCGGTGTCTACAGCACCGATGAGATGCAGCAGGCTGAGGTGGAGCCGGTGACCGTTACCGCTGCACCCGCGCTTCCAGCAGGCGACGCCAAGCTGTTCCAAGCCGGCAAGGCTGCGATTGCCAAGGCCGATACGCTGGCCAAGCTGCAAGAGGTGGTAGCGCGCATGGATAAGCGCAAGCCTGATCTCAGCGATGAGCAGAACGACGAGTTGCTGCGTCTTGCTGTAGAGCGTGAGGCGGTGCTATCCGACACGCCATCGGAGGATCCCTTCGCTGATGCCTGAACCATTCCTTACCACTGACGAACTGGCATCGCGTTGGGGCCTGAAGCCAGCAGCCATCCAAAACCAACGTGCACGCGGCATTGGTCCTAGTTACGTCACTGCACCGCGCATTGGCCTACCAGCAGGCACGCCACGTGTTCGCTATCCCCTTGCACAAGTTTTGGCTTTTGAAGAAGCCAATGGCATCACACCACTGAACTGACATGAGCCTTTACGCAACCGGCATTGTTCGCATCATCACCGACCCGCAACTGCGTGCTTTTGAATCCGGCACCATGGTTGCCAACTTCGCTGGTGGTATCCAGGAAGGCAAAGACAAAGACGGCAACTGGATTAATAACGCAATCGACTGCGAGATCTGGGGTAAGTCCGCTGAGCTGATCGTTGATAAGCTCAAAAAAGGCGACAGCATCCTTGTGACCGGTGCCGTACGCCGAAAAGAGTGGAACGACAAGGAGACCGGTGCCAAGCGCAGTAAGCATGTGCTCAGCATCCAGCGCTTTGAATTCATGCCACGCGGCGCAGCAACCACCAGCGAGGAGCCTGTGTTCTGATGAACGAAACCACACTTGATATTGCATTCAAGGAGTGGTGGGAGGCGTCCTACGGGCGCCCTCCCGGCACCCATGCAGTAATGACACACGTGGCATTTGCCGCGCATATTCTTGAACTCCTGGAGCTAATGCAAGATGATCAACCACAAGATTGAACAACGCCGCGATGACTATTTGCAGTGGCTATATGAGCAAAGCGGACGCACCTGCAGCACGTACACCGGGTTATATCAAGAGCGCATTGCTGATCTGATCCGGCGCGATATGGCAGAGGCTTTAGGTAATGAGTGATCTTGTCAACCATCCGCCGCATTACAAGCACGGCGACATTGAGTGCATCCAGGCCATTAAGTCGGCACTCGGCGATGACGGCTTCCGCGCTTACTGCAAAGGCAATGTCATCAAATACCTGTGGCGTGCTGAGCATAAGGGCAATGCCGATCAAGATTACGGCAAAGCCGACTGGTACATGCGCAGGTTGCTGCTGCATGCAGATGAGTGATCCGTTCAAACGCGGCGAGGCAAATTACGCCGCGTTTCTTACAGAAGATCACGTGCGTGAACTGCGCCAGTTGCGTGTTGCTGGTAACAGTTACAGCCAACTGGCAGAACGCTACGGCATCGACAAGAAACACGCATGGCGCATTTGCCAACGCATTGCATGGAGCTGGCTGGATTAGCCAAGATCACTACCCACTCAACCAATGACCATCCTCTGCGACTACGAGATCAAAGCGCTGTGCACCGACGGCATGGTGCCAAACTACGACGAGGCATTGATCAATCCCGCCAGCCTTGACTTACGGCTTGGCGACACCATCATGATCGAGTCCGCCGAAAACCTAAACATGCGGCCGCTCAGCATTGCAGGACGCACAGCAGAGAACCCTTATGAACTGAAGCCGGGTCAGTTCATCCTTGCGCAGACGATTGAATTGTTCAATATGCCGGAAAATATTGCCGGCCTGTTCTTCCTGAAGTCCAGCCGCGCGCGGGAAGGCTACGAAAACCTGCACGCTGGTTACGCCGATCCCGGCTGGCACGGCAGCGTGCTGACCTTGGAACTGAAAAACTCACGCCAGATCCTGCCACTGCCGCTGTGGCCTGGCCTGAAGATTGGGCAGATGGTGTTCTTCCGCATGAGCCAGCAGCCGATGACCAGTTACAGCGTCACTGGCCATTACAACTCAGATCTCACGACGACGGCCTCGAAGCAGTTCCTCAGCGGCATCTAGGTGCCACTGCTCTAGGCCAGTCCGCAACGCTGCCGATGCCTCTTGCACAAGCCAGTGGATTTGAGACCGCTGGCTTGCTTCTTGCTCGGCTATCAACAGCGCATATTCCAGCAGTCCGCCCCAATCTGCTGCAGCATGTAACGCACGTAGCTGCGCAGCATTGGCAGCGCCGTGGAATTGTGCTTCCATTGTATGCACTAACGGATTTTCCATGTCTGACGCTATTGGCGACTACTTGAACAGTATCGCGCGGTATCCACTACTCACACCGCAACAAGAGATACAACTTGGCCGCCGTGTCGCAAAGTGGAGAGAATTAAAGGATCTTGAAAGACCTTTAACAACACAAGAACGCCGCGAGCTACGCAGCGGCGAACGTGCGCGGCAAAAGTTCATGCAATCCAACTTGCAGCTTGTGGTGCATGTTGCACGCAAGTACAGCAAGCGCAAGACGCAAACGCTTGACATGCTGGATCTGATTCAAGAGGGCAACATCGGCCTTGCGCGCGCGGTTGAGTTGTTTGACTACACACGCGGCTACAAATTCAGCACCTACGCCTACTGGTGGATTCGCCAATCCATCGGCCGCGCATTGATTCAATACGATCCAATCATCAGGCTGCCGCTTGGCGTGCATGAAATGCTGATCAAGCTGAACAAGACAGCGCAGGCATTTGCGCAAGAGCATGGACGCACAGCAACTATGACAGAGCTTGCCGCAGTGCTTGATGTGACTCCTAAGGTGATATCT